CTAAAAGTTCAACAGAGAATGTCTGTTGTCCAGCGTACTTCTTTACTGATACTGATAGGAACGCTGAGTTCTGATCTGTCTCTGTAAATGCTGCGCCTTCTGCAACTTCACCAACTGTTGGCATTACTGTGATCTTTGGGATCTCGAAAGTCATACCTGCATCTGGCAATACTCCACGAGAGATTGCGTCAATGCTTGGACGGATTGTTGTACCTAGTGGGTTGATGATTTCAGATAGTTGGCGTGTTGGTACTAGACCAGCGTTATCTGTTGTGTCATCTGCTGCTAATAGGTATTGACGAGCTGACTCGTCTCCTAGTGCTGCACGGATTGTGTTTTCTGCATACTTAGCTGCTGTCAATTCGATGCGTGGCTTTGTGAAGTATGCTGCTGAAACAGTTGGGCGAGCAGCTTCAACCGCTGGTGCTTCAACTGGTGTTGCTTCGACTGCTGGAGTGGTGTTTTCCACGGTGGCTGTCTCGCTTTCTGTTGGTTGGGTTTCTTCTTCTACAGCAGATTCTTCTGCTGCAATATCAGTGACTTGAGCCGACTTAAATGCTGGCTCGGTTACTAAACTTACTTCGACCAAGCGAGCAGCGGATACATAAGTAACGCCATCCTTGATCGTAGACTTAAGGACTTCTGCACCGATGCTAAGACCGGACTGCAATCCTTCTTCTGCCAAGATAAGTGCTTCCGTACCGCGCTGTGAGCGGCTTACGGAGAAGACTGCATCTATTGAGTTATCTGATTCGCTGAATGAGACCATGCGACCTAGAGGCTTCTTAGTGTCATGCTGGCTTAGCAGTTTGATTGACTTAGGATCTTCGATAGCAATAGATCCAGAAGCAAAGATAACTTTGCCCATATTGGTAGATCCTGCTTCAACGTTAAGAGGCACGATCTTGCCTGATACTGTGCGACTTGCTGAGTCTGCTGTGAGATCAGCTGAGAAGGTAATTACTTGGTTCATTCTAGACCTTGGCTTCCGTTAGGTGTTAGATCAGTCATTTCCATAGCCTGCTCCTGGGTAATTAGATTTAGGCTAAGTAATTTTTCGATTACTGCTAGTTCCTGCATTGGATCAGTGCGTAAGAAGTTCTTGTCAATATCAAACTTAACTACATTGCCACGAGCAGTAATATCATCCATAGATAGGCGATCTTCAATCGCGCTAATAAATGGCTGCAAAGATAGTAATAAGAATTGCTTGCGCTCATCCTGAACGTTGGCATAAGTCATTGAGTTATTCATCTCGGCAGATACATAGTAAGCAGGTACGTTGCATAGACGTGCGATCTCAGTAGCAAGATTCTGAATAGCCTCGTTATACATCATGTCTTTAGGAGAGAATGACACTGGGTTGTATTCAAGAGTAGAAGTTAGGTAGGCAGTGCTGCGATTATTGCGAGCATTCTTCCATGATGCTAATAACCCTTGAACTTCTTTAGGATCTAGATCAGCACCGGTATTTTTAATATAGCCAGTAGCCATTGGAGTAGATGCAGCGATAGTAGCTGCTTTCTGCACGTCAATAGCAGCGCGAATTGTTTGGATACCTGTGTTTAAGATACCAGGAAGCAAAGACTGGAAAGTAACTAGAGATCCCAGTCCGTCCATTGGCAAAGTCATGCCATCGACTGCATAAGATTTAACAAAAGTGTTAGTGCTATCTAGTGTGATAGTTACGCGATTGTTAGCGATCCACTCAAAGCGAGAAGGACGTCCATCTTCCTGATAGACCTCCACGACTTTCCAAAAGGCTTGCGAGTATAGGAGCAATGATTCAACAGTGTATGCAATAGTTACAGATCGTGGCTGTGAGTATGAAGGTTGCTCTAACCATGCAGGCGAACCGAGTTCTTCATTAGTAGATTTCTTATAAAGCTCTAAAGGAATTGCACCGATAGTGCCAGCCAATAAATTGCGGCATCTTTGTAATGCAGGAACGCTAAGAGCATCTTCTCTACTTACGAATGCATATTGGAAAGGCATGGCATAAGGTGAATACTCACCAAGGACTTGAGGTGCTGCTTGAGCCTGTAGTAAAGGCTTAGACTCAAGACCGAATGCCTGCAATAATCTACCCATAGACATAAATAATAGCACTTGTCAAGATAATAGACAATGTGATAGGGCGTGTCTAAGTATATATCTGTGGCTTAGGCTGAGGGATCATTAACTTAGATACTACCATTGCCAAGCCAATAGGCGCAGAGATATCTCCGGCAGACTTACGTTTAATTATGCGCCACGCACTGTCATTGACCTTAGCTGCGCAGTTATTCATCTGCTGGATAAACTCAGCTTGTCCATTGTGGACGACTCTGTGATTGTTTAAGCCTTCTGCTAAATCGCCACAGGCTTTATAGAATTGCTGCCCTGAGACATCTTCTGTTATGACTCCAGCGTTTTTTAATCTATCGGCTATTGTCTGAGTGGCGTACTTGTCAAAGCAGACCAAGCGAGGTTTATATATGTCGCACCAAGCCTTTATACTTGCTGCCATTTTCAATTCATCTATGGCAACCTGTGAGCTGTAAGTCTCTAGGATCCCGATGCCAATCCTCCCATCTGGGAGTAGCTGTCCTGCGACCAATGATCCGTTCCTGCGTGAAGGACTGACATCGAAACCGAATACAGTATAAGCCCCGATTGCCATTTCCAGCGTGTTATCTGTAGTTTCCTCAAGGATACCGTGTTGCCAGGGTGACGATAAACTGTCAATCCACTGGCAAAGAGTCTCGGTGCGAGTATTCTCAATAGGCGATGTAGCAATAGCCTCCTCAATCGCTTCCTCGGTAATTGTGTACCCCAGAGAAGGGTTAGCCAAAGCCCATGCTTGCCGATCATTTATCTTGCAATATTGTGGCGCAGAATACTCATAGAATCCAAAGGACTTTGGAGGATAATCTATAGCCCTTTCCCTGAGGTCGTTGAGAACAGTTGAGAATGCATCTCCTGCATTCGAGGTAAGAAGTGTCTGACTATTTGGGTGAGCTCTAGTAGTAGGAGTAGCTGCTCTGAATCCATCTTCTGTAATTTCGCGGATCTCATCAATGTAAAGGAGCCCATTGACACTTCTTCCACGAGATCCGTCTCGAGTAGCTGCAACGACATCGAGGCGCGCTCCAGAGAGCATCTCAATAGACTCCGTTCCATTTGCGTGTCTGATCTGTTTAACGAATCCTTTGAGGTGGTCATTATTCTCCAATAGGGTTGTGATCTGTCTGAAGGTGTCCAGTGCCATGCTCCGGTTAGAGGACATGATTAGGACGTTGGTATTCCACTTGATTAAGTGGGCAAGGATTAACATACGCGCTAAGTGAGTCTTGCCATTCTGTCTGGCTACCAAGATCAGGTTTGTCTTACGAACCCAGTTGCCTTTTTTGTCCACAGTAAGCATGTCCTTGAGCACAAACTCCTGCCAAGGCATGAGCGGAATCTTTACGATCTCGCAGAGGTCTTTGACATCTTGCAGCTTGTTTTGACCTTTGAGAAGTGGGCTGTGAAGCCTTGGCTTGGTTGCCCCTCGTAGGGCTTTGGGCTTTCTGGGCTTAGTTGTCATTGACTCGGATCAGGTCGGGTCTTAAAAGGACTGTCCAGCATCGGTTCGGACTGCATCGGGGAGATATAGTCGATAAAGACAGGGGGGGTCACGCTCTGTGTTAGAAAAACCCCTTCTTCTAGTGCTCCCTTGCGTGAGTTACAAGGTCCACAGCATGCGACTAGGTTATCTAGGTCATGACCACCACCTCGCTTGCGAGGGATAATGTGATCCACTTGCGTTGCATCGTTGCCACAATACATACATGTATAGTTATCTCGCTTTAATACTCGCTCGCGTTGCTTCTTCCATTGTTTCGACCATAACACTTCTTTACCCATAAACTCACGCTTAATCCATATCTGATAACGCATCGCTTCGATGATTGGTTGATTGGCACATACATTCTCTGTTGTCTCTGGTGTCTGTATAACATGGGCTTGCATATTGCGCCCACGCTTATCATTAGTCTTTAGACTTATACGATGTCTATGTGCAACATTAACTACAGTGCTGTATTTAACGCCTAGTACCACAGCTATATTCTTAGCACCTGTATTAGCATGCTCTTTAATAAACTCTATCTGCTCTTGAGTTAGTGCCATCCCTTAGCCCTCCAGTGTGCCAGTGCTATGCATGGCTCACCATATCTGTTGCCAATATAGTTGAGCCCCCATCGTATCTGAGT